ATCCTCCTGATCCAATATCTCCAGCTTCTAATGGGGTTAAACTCTCACTTCCATCTCCTAGAACACCTGAACTTGTAAAAGTTACTAATCCACTGAAACCGATTCCTTGTGCTGCTGCTGTAAAAGTTAAATTATCTCCTGAACAAGTTTCTCCTCCTGCTGTGTTTTCTACTGCTGTAAAGTAAGAATACCAATATTTATTAGAATTTCCTGCTGCATAAGTAGGCGGAGTTGTAGCCCAACCAGAAGTTAAACTATCAAAAGTATTATCCCCTAAATCATAAGAAGTTGCTGAAGGTGTATCNGGTTGAGTAGCTGCAGAGGCTTGTTTATAAACATAACTAGTTAACTGCGCTTTTCCATCATCTCCANCNNCTCCNGTTTCATCTCCACCGCCTCCTGTTTCACCTGTTTCACCTGAAAATACTGCAGTTACTGAATCATAATCTGTATAAGTAACTCCACCAGTTGCTAGTTCTACTTTTACTTGGAGAGACTTCCCACTAGTTACTGTGTCCCAAGTTGATACATCTATAGTTGCTGTTGAAGCTGTTATTACTCCATCACCACCATCACCACTAAATAAAAGATCATCTTGAGCCGAACCTGCTGAAGTAAGAATACTATATGTTGGTGTACCACTTATATTTTGTAAATTTACACTACACGATATATTTGTATCAACTAATACAGGTGTTCCAGTAGCATTATTAAAATAAATTTCATTTGATGTTAATATTAATTGTATACCTTTTGCGGAAGTTCCTGCTGTTCCAACAGATTTACCAAATGTTTGAGTTTTAGTAATAGTTAAAGCACNTTCAATATCTATTGAAAAANNAATANNTGCAGTATCATTTCCNTCTGNCATAGAATTAGCAACTCCATATATAACGGGATTTCCTGATGAAGTTGGCGAAGCATTAGGTGTTATACGAGTACCTGATGCTGTTACTTTAAATTCTCCTGCTGCTGTAGTTCCTGTAGTTATTCCATTTAGTTCTTCTGATCCTTTAAAAACTGTAATAGTTGTTTCTGAGTTAGAATAAGAACTTACAACTCCTTCAGCACTTGCTGGTAGATCAACATGTGCATTAGTTATATCTACTGTATAAGCATCAGCACTTGTAGTTGTTGCATATCTTTCTATTTTATATGTTGGCATTATGATGTCCTCGTTATTTTAGCACAAACCGTATCTTCTTCAATATCTGGTTTCCAAGATTGATAGTAACAATACACTCCACTGAGTGCTATAGGGCTGGCTTCTTTTAAATACATTTCTGTATCACTTATTATAGCAAATACTTCTCCATAAATAGCATTTGTTTTAAGAACATAGTCATTTGTTGAAGCAAATCTAACTAAATCTCCCTCTACAAAATCACCATCAAAATTAGTACCAGAACCTGTTACTTTATGACTAAACTCTGCAACAGTTGCTGTTCCACTACCTAAAGTTAATCCATTATTTGATGCTCCTATTTCCTTCCAATATTTAAAGTTTAATAGTCCATAATAAACTGTAGCCCCATTACTATGAGTAGCAGCTGTAGTACTATTAGCTCCTCTTGTACAACCTGTTAAAGTAGTACTAGTTATACCTGTATANGTAATATCCTCTGAATCAACTCTAATAGTTCCTTTAGCTCCGAGGTTTGATACTGATGCTACATCGATAGAAGTTTCTGAAGCATCTAAAGCTTCCGCTAATGTGGTTGTAGCTCCTATACTATTACTAGAAACTATATTATCTGTAAATATATTTGCTCCTACCCATGGATCAGTAGTATTACTTGAATCATGTATTAAATATCCTTCTCCACTACTTGCCAATCCAGAAAAAGCTTGTATCTCTTGAGCTGTAGTAGCCGAAGTTACAATATGTTGCTTACCTTTATGATTTGTAAAAGTATAATTATCAGCAGCAGTATTTACATTTCCACTAGTAGTATTTAATATAAAACTACCTGTCATATGACCGCCTCTAGGAAGCTTCTCAAATCTACCTAAAGGGGCATGACTTGGTATTTTAAATTCTCCTTTAACGGTTTGCCATATAGATTTTTGAGTTCCTTTACTTACTGCTCTAACTTGAANTGTATACCAACCATATCTTACATCATCGATAGTAATTACAGTACGTCTAACTCTTCTTTTCTTAGTAGAATTATCTTTACTTAAATTATGTTTAAGTTCATACCAGCTAACTTCTGAATCTACTAGTTCTTCTGCTTGAAATACAAAAGTATTATTTGTATGAGATTTTGAAATAGTAGAATAAGCACCTCTTGTTAATCCTGTTAAAGTATTAGTACTCTTACTTGTATATTTAATAAATTCCTCATTTATTTTAACAATTCCACTACTTGAAAAATTAGTACCATCTTGTAATACAATAGAAGTAGAAGTCGCAGTTAAAGCACCATTTAAAAATGTTTTAGCATGTGCTTCTGAAGTTTTTGCTGTTTTTGGTGCTCCCCAAGAAATTGTGGCGGAAACTCCTGTTCCACCTGCACCACCAGCTACACCTTGATAACCCATATTTGATCCTCTTGAAAAATTTACTGATAGAGATGAAGGTGGTGAAATAGCTATAAGTCTATCTGGTTGAATATCATAAGCTGGAGTATCTATACGATAACCCTTTTCTATTTGATCATATTTAGTTCTATCATATAAAAGAGCAGAAATATCATAAGTTTCATCACTATTTTCTGTTACAGATACTATTTTATATTGAATTGTTTTTTGTGCTCCCTTAGTTTCATTACTATCTCTTTCATCTGAAGTTAAAGCCCATATTACTTCTACTGGTGGAACACTAGAAAATGCTGATAAAACTGGTAAGGCTTTTGTAGTTATTGATCCATCTGTACTACTTGGAGTTCCGTCTAATCCAGCAAAATTTACAAGTTGATTTTCAACTCTCGCATCTTCTACCCATTCTAATCTTATTGGAGTACTACTATCATCTTGTACATTTAAAGATTTTAATTCTGTATCTATAAGAGCTCCATTTTTATCTTTGAGTACGATATCTCCTCTTAAATATGTTATACCATTTATATCAGCACTATCTTGTCCAATAAAAGCACCCCCTGTTCCAAATATAATATGTAAAATATAATTACTATTTGGATATAATGTTATTTCTCTATCTAATGGAATATTAAACATATCTCTAGTTCCTTCATTAGATACTCTTCCGCTAAATTGTATTTTTTTCCGATCACCATCTTGAATATTAATTACATCTCCTGGTCTTACAAAAGCAGCATTTGTAGCAGTTTGAAAAGTAACTACTTCTGTTTCTAATTTATTAACTAAAAGCATCCATTGACCCAATCTGTGTGCTTGTGCTTGACTAGTACAACCAAAACCAGCCACACTTTTTGTTTTTATTTTTTTCGTCCTTACAATGTTTTCCACATCTTCTACTATCTCTACTTCTTGTAAAAATTTATTCTTAGGATTATTCCAACTTACAATTATTTGATTAGGTTTTTGTCTATCTGAAGAACCTTGATAAGCAAAAGTTCCTGTCATAACATTTGTTTGATTAAATGTATATAAAGGTAGTTTTAATCTATCTTGAACAGGAGTTAATTGCCCATTCATCCAATAAAGCATACCTCTAAATATAGAAGCAAAATCTGATAAAACTTTATAAGCGTCTNCTNNTTTANTAATATAATGNTTACATGTAAAGCGGGGCTCTGTACCTCCTTCTCCATCTGGAACTAATTCATCACAGTATCTTGCTATTTTATATAATGCATATTTATCAACTAATGTATTATCTGTTATAATACTCCCTAATCCATATACAGGATTTATGCATAGATCATAAAATACCCAAGCAGGATTATTACAATACATTTTATTATGATTTACACTAGATTCACTAAAAGTGCCAAAGTCTCCTCTAAAATTACCATCCCAATCTTGATAACTTCCTGCATCTACTCCTGTAGATGGATTTCTCTCATATCTAGCTGCTCCATTTGTTTCATCTCTTGTAAAATAATTACTGGGTACTTGAACTTTTAAACCTTTAACATGATATTGTCTTATAGGAAAAGTTTTAAAATCTTCAGCACTAAAAGTTACTCCTGCATATGCTGTTAATGGATAACTTAATTTATCTGTAATTTGTGCTTCTAAAGCTTGTAATATGGTAACGCCATACATAGTCCAAGAATTTGATCCTTTGCGAAAATTATCTGAATTAACTTTTTTAATTCTTATTCTCCAATCATCAAAAGGTTGAAAAGGTGTTGCATCTATAAGAAACTCTTCTGCAAAAGCCTGATGTGTAGGACCTGATACAATAAAAGCATTACTTGCTTGTCTATTTGGACCTGTCCATCCATATGCATCAGGATCCTCTAAAACTCCNTTTGAATTCATTAGAGTTTCTCTTCCAAAAGCTATTTTTGATGTAAAACTATTAGCTCCTGGTTCTACATATTCGAACCATATTTGAAGTTCACTCCAATTAGGGCCTTCATCTCCATCATGATTATCTATTGAATATAATCCTTGAGGAAAATCAATAGTTATTTTTATTTGATCTATTAAACCCGCACTTGGAACAGACATATCTTGTGCTGTTACAATAGTATCACTTGCAGTACCTGAAAAAGTTTCTTCACTTCCACTTTCATTCCATGCTGTTGGTGCAGATGTTTTAGATTCATAATCTGCATTTTGTAGTAATTGAGTTTTTGGTACATAAAGATAACTTGCAGTAGGAATAGCCTTACCAAAAGATGTCATAGGTTTCTGATATAAAGTGCCTGCATTAAAACTTGCTCCCACACTTTCGTAGTTCCATTCTTTATCTTCCGAATTTGGATTCCATGTAATATCTGTTTCATGAAATAAAATACAAGTTTGAGTTGTAACTGAAGTAAGGGCTGCATCTTCTAATGTACAATAATCTTGTGCAGCATTAAAAGCCGTTATTTTAGATACATGATCTAAATACCCTATAGCTGTTGTTACTGAGTTATATATTCCAGGCATTACATATGCTTGAGTTGCACTAACATATCTTTGTATATACCCATGATAATCTGTTGCACCCATTCCTGCTCCTTTTATAGTTATCATGGGAGTATAGGGTTCATCTCCTGTAGCCATAGCTTCAGTGAAAAAACTACCACTAGCAGTTATTAAAGTTTGAGCTTCATTTCCCACTGGTCCCCCTACTGAAGTTCCTGCAAAAGTAACTCCTCCAGAACTAGTTGTTGATTTACCAGCTCCTTCAAGCAATAAATATTGATGTTTAGTACTGTCTATTACTCTATTATCAAAAAATTCTTCTTCTGCATCTACAGTAACTCTATCATCATTTGTAGTAGTATCTAAACTTGCTTTATAGGTTTTCCTAGGACCTGATGTAAGCCAAATACCTTCATCTAACATAGGAGTAGAATTAAGATAAATAGAGGAGGGCCCATTTATTAAGCCGTGTATTTCTCCTTCAGATATTAAATCAAAAACAACTGCATATTGTTCTGTATTTTCAGAAGCAAAAATACCCTCGGCTCCTGCTAAGCCATATTTTTTCCAAGCTCCTTCATCCCATCCTGACATTTATCTCTCCTCTACTTCAGGGTCATCATGTGCATCAGTTACTGTTCCACCTGATGTACNTGCTGCATCGTTTCCTGCGTTTTGTGCATTTTTATAATTCGTTGCATATAGAGTATTACTATTAGTATAATCTCTATCTGAATATTCTAAATAATTTAAAGGTATAGCATTAGTAGACATTGAAGCACTTATAGGAGTTCCCGCTATTAGCATCTCTCCATATAAAAGAGGTACAGGCTGTCCTTGTAATATAGTATTACTTCCACCATCAAATAAGTAACCTTCTTCTTGCTTTTCTTTATCTATATCTCCTATTAACATTTGTTCCACACCTTGCGTCGTTAGTTGTGTTCCTACTGTTATCAGAGCTCCCCCTACATATTCCATAAATGCCGCCCATTTACTAGATCGGAAGAGCG